TCAACCTCTCAAAAACTCGTCTCGCATTCTGACAACATCTTCTCTTTTGTACAGATTATCCCTGCCGACTAGTTTCGGCTGTGGAATCAAACCGGCGCGGCGGCGGTGCCAGATTGTGGCGGTTGATGGCGGTTTCTTGCCTGGGATTGTCCAAAGCTCCTTGACCTGTTCAAGTGTTATGTATTCATTCATTCCTTGCCCCTCTTTTTAATCCAATTTTTCCAATTCTTCGCCGATTTTTGCCAGCAGCTCTTGGCCTCGTGCCAAGACGTCGTCAACCGTCCACACGCGTGGGCGCGGTTGGTAGCGTTGGCGGCGTTGTTGTTTGATGACCGGCGTGTCGTCGGTCAGCGGTTTGACCATGCGCAGGCCGTCAAGGCGGCGCATGTAGTCTTTAAATTTCCAAATATCCAAAGATTTTTGACGAGCCGCGTCAGCGGCTTCGCGCGCGGCGGCAATAATTTTGTCTTGATCGGCTTTTTTCAGACGGCCTTTGCCTTGTTCTTCGTCGTCGAAACCATATAAATCAAAATCCCAGCTTTCATCAGGCAAGATGTCCCAGTTTGGCAGGTCGTCGATTTCCTCGCAGGCGGCGAGGGTTTGCTCAATTTCTTCAGGGGTTGACGGAATCTTATAAGTTATCGTGTCTGAAACTGCCGCCAAATCTTCCTCGGAGATTTTCGTACAGTTATTGACACGAGTCCAAGCGGCGGCGGAGCCGCCGTATTTTAAAATCCACTCTTTCTCTCTTGAAATGAGGTATTCCCCCGTTTCAAGCTCGACGACGCCGCGCAGGATTGCGGCTTTCTCTTCGCCGTATTGGTTGCGCTCGTCTGTTTCTTCTTTGTATAAAGCCAACGGCAAATCGGCGCGCTTAACGAATGCGTAGTCTTCGCCGCCCAATAAAGCGACGAATTTGCCCCAGTCGCCTTGGTCGGCCGCGTGAACGGCGCGATACAAGAGCGAATCTTCGGCGTCAACATGGACGCGGCGAAGCTCTCGATAAAGAGTAACCGGCACGCCGCCGATTTGCTGAAATTGACGGATGCCCCATTCCGAAGCCCACGCGCCGACGCGTTTTGCGGTTTCGGCGGCTGATGTGCCTGGCTCTGCCTCGTCATCGTCGCCCATGCTCTCGCCGGAGTTGGTCAGGCCGTCAATATTTTTGGAGACGTACTTTGCCAAATAGGCTGCGGCGCAGCCTTTTGCCGGGTCGATGTCTTTAAAGTCAACACGAGCCGAAGCGCGCGATTTTTGCCAAAATCGGAAGGAATAGTTTTCCCAAAATTCATCCTCTGTCTTCATGGCGGCTTTGAGTTGGGCGAGACTGATTTTCTTGCCTGATTCGCGCAGGATGGCTTCTTGGCGGCGGCGCGCCTCGGCGGTGCGCTCTTTGTCTGTCTCAAAATAATTTAAACCCAGCTCCTCGCGGTCGGCTCGGCAGCCATATTTAGCGACAACGCGCCAGAAAGCCTCCTTGTGCGCCTGCTCCATGAATAAGAGCAAGTGCCAGTGCGGCGTTGCGTCATGATGCGGCTCGGCAACGCGGAAGCCGTAGATACGGATACCGGCGCGGCCAAGATTGGCGCGAATCTGCGTCCATACTTTCTGCAGGTAGTCTGCGCCATCGCGCGGCGTGCTGCCGTCAAATTTCGGATTGTCGGCGCTGTTTTTTGATAATTTTTTGTGAAAGCGGCTAGGGCAGGTCAGTGTAACCATGCAGCCGTAATGGCCGTGGACGCGGCTGATTTCGTCAAAGCCTCTCATGCGCGTCATCAGCTCCATGCGGCGGATGGCAGGATTCGCCATCGAATGCTCCCACAATTCCGCCAAGACGAATGATTCGCCAGTCTCTTCGCAGATTGCCTCGGCTTGCTCGAAGAATGCGCGCGCCTTGAGCTTGCGTTGTTCAAAGCGTTTGAATGCTTCGTTTGAGATATACAAACCAGCGCGGCGGTGTACCATGCCGCATTCGCGCATGACGGCTTCAAATGCGCGGTAGAGAAATTTGTAGAGTTGGCGTTTCCACCATTTCTTCTCTTTCAGACGGCCTTTAATACCGGTAATGCCTTCTGCCAGCAGCTCTTCATCGTCGCTTTCGGCGGCTTTGGCGATTTTTCGCAGTTGCTGCTCGAATACTTCGGCGGAGCGAATGCCCTCTTTGTCGGCAGCGTCCATCATGTGCTTGTAGCCCATGCACAGCATTTCTTTTTGCTCAAATTTTGCCGCCAACGCCTGCGCCCTGGCTTCGATGGTCTCGTTGTCTGCCGACAGGTCGAGGCCGTCTGGCAGGTGTAGATTTCGCACGGCGGCAAGGGCGCGCGCCGCCTCTTTATCGGCTTTGACAGCGGCAGCCAAATCGGCCAGCCCTGTGGCAGGGTTGGCCGTGTGCTGCCAGCGGTTGATCACCACATGGGCCAGGCCGTGGGGCAGGGTCTTTTGTATGTCTTGCTCCAATACCGGAGCCATGTGGTAATAGGTCATCTCGTTAATCGTCCGCCCGAATCGGGCCGTATGGTGTATCTGGGAAAGGCCGCCAATAGGTGACCTCGTTTTCGGGGAATTTTCGCCCCTCTAAATTTTCGTATCGGTATTGGCCGTAGAAGCCGGCCTGCACTCTTTCGCCGTCAAAAAATAAAATCTGTTGGTATTCAGGCGGTCGACTCTGCGTTGTCATCCAAAAGCCTGCTTCGCCTATTTTTGCCCGTTGGCTCCAAGCCATCGCGGCGACTTGGGTCTCTCTGGAGTAGTAGCCGCCGCCGGGCTTTTGTTGAGGATTCATGCCGCGCTTTCGCGCCCATGCTTCAAAGTTTTTGGCCTCTAATTCGCGGTTCATAGCTCATATTCTCTCTGCGTTTCCGCCCAAACTAGATATGCAAACCATAAAACCAACAGGGCGAGGGCGATGGCAACTGCGAAAATCGTCAGCAATACCAAAATTAAAAACATGATGTCCATCATGCGGCCTCTCGTACCAAATAAGCTGACGGCCAGCCGCGTCGGTTTCGTACTTCATACAGGGCGGCATTGACGGTCTTATACGGCTTTTTCTTGCCGCTGCCGTCGGCATTGAGTTCGAGGACTGCTTCGCCGTCTGCCGTTGCGATGATTTTGCCGATTTGCACGTCGTTGCCGCTTGGCTCGTAGTTCATGATTTTGTAGTTTTTCATCTTTCATCCCTATCTTTTAAAAAAACGCAAAAAACGCTTAAATAAAGAAGCCCCACACAACACGGGCACCTTCGCCACAATCTCGCCCTCGTAAACCGCCGCGGCCTGCGCCCGAATCTTCCGCTTCGCCTCTTCGACGCTGTCAGCAAATACGGATGCCGACCATTCTTTACCGCCAAATTTGTACTTGAATAGGAACTCTCTCTGCTTTGAATTTTTACTCATTTTCTGCCGCCTGTCGGATTACCCGATAAAACCTAATTAATATTCCCGATTCTCGCCGCCCAATCGGCGATTTCTTTCTCTGTGTACTCCACCTCGCTGCGGCGTTGCGCTTCTTCGTGCAACCATTCGGCGACGATTTGCGCCGCCTCGTGGGGCAGGATGTGGGCGACTTGCCAAAGCGGAATATCGTTAAACAATTCCTGCACCGTCATCGTGCTGCCTCCGCGTCGCCCTGTGTCGGGTCGTATTCCGGGCTTTCGTAGTCGGCGGCGGCTTTGGCCTCTGCTTCGCGCGCCTGAATGTCCAAGACTGTGGGCGTTTCGGCGGCGGTTTTGGCTTCAGACGGCATCATGGCCATCAATGCCCAAATCGCCAGTGCCATTGCGATGATGTCGAGGATATAGCGGATTCTGATTTTCATGATGTTGCTCCTTGTCTGATGGCGCGGCGGTCGCCGATGGGCGGCCGTTGCTTGGCTTGTACTGTTCCGATTTTCTTGACGACTTCTTCGACGCCCATTTTGTTGGCAGCGAATCCTGCGCTTCTGATGCGGTTGTCGAGGTCTAGCAGGTAATGGTTTATTTCATTGGCTGTCAGGTTTGGCAGCCCCAGCCCGTAGGCGACGTTGATGGTGTTGACTGACTGCACCAACTGGCGAAGCTGGGCGACGATTTCCTGCACTTTTTCGACTTGCTCCACCTGCCCCAGTGTCATGGTCATGGCGGCCAGCTCGTTGGCTGTGTAGGCTGGTTTCGGCTGGCTCGGCATGGCGTCGCGTTCCATTGCATTAAAAATCTTGGCTTGCTTGGTTTTGGCGGCGGCCAGCGTTTGGCGGATGCTTTGCATGGTTTGCGGTTGATTCATTTTTACCCCCTATGGCAGCAGCGTTTCCTGCTGCTTGAGTTTGATGTCTTCTTCCACTGCTTTGAGCGTTTCGCCGTGGATTTCCGGCGGCTCTTTGCTCTCCTTAGCGTAGAATCGGCTGCCTTTTTGAATCGTGCCGGTAATCTCGAAATATCCTGTTCCCGTCCATCCGCAGAGAGGATTTGTGCAACGCAGGTAAAACAGGCGCGTCAGGATGGTTTGGCGCGTGGACGCGTAAACGACGCAAGGCTCTTCGCAGCATGGGCAGGCTTGCTGCGCCAATTTCAGACGGCCTTTTTCGTGTTGGTTTCTATTTTTGACCGTCATGGGCTTGCTCCCTTGCATAAACTACTAGGCCGCCGCCGTGTTTGCGGTAGGTCGCCGTTGCGCGGATATTCGGAAAGCGTTTCATCGGCTCGGCGCGGCGGAAGTTTTCGGCTTCGCCGTCGGTCAGCTCATGACGCGCGGTTTCTTGATGCTTGTCGTTTACGATGATTAATTGATTGTTTGACATATCCCCACCTCTTATTTTTTTAAATTAAACCGTGTTTCAGCTCGACATCTGTCTTGGCGGCCGCGTAGGCGCGCAGATAGATTTCGGCGTATTCCAGCGCGGCTTGGGCGGTAAATTCGCTTAACGAATGATTCGCCGCGCAGGCCGCAGCCTCCATTAAGTCAAGCTCTTCGCCGTAGAATTTGACCTCGACGGCGGCAGTGGCTAATTCGTCCGGCGCGCCTGTTTTGGCGCAGGTTTCGGCGTGGACGTGTTGTTCGAGAGACAGTTTGCACACTTCATTTCCCCTTTACGCGATGATGATTTCATGTGGGTAGATTTGGCTGACCATTTGGACGGCCTTTTTCAAAGTCTTTGCCGGTTGGCGCGGCAGCTCGCTGAAATTGCCGTCTTTGCCGCCTTTTTGGATGGCGAGAAAGCCTTTGTCCCAAGTGGCAACCTCGACAAGCGAGCCGTAAGAGAGTTGGACGTTGATGGGTTTCATTTTTCTTGCTCCGTTTAGTTTGGTTATGCCGTCTGAAAATTATTTTTCATTCCGCTATAATTTGTTTCCCTATAACCCAAAGGAAAACACATGGATTCAACCGTTATTTATCCCTTGCAGATTGACTCGCCGCTTAAGATTCGCTATGACGAGGAGTCAAAAACACTATCCGTTTCCTGCTATCAGTTTGCGTCTGACCGCAGCGGCGTGAAGATGGCGCTCCAGTTTTCTGCCCAGGCAACACAACAAATGCTTCGGGCTTTTGAACATCTGCAAAGTGATTTCGGTGTAAAGTCATCAGCAGACGAAATGCCGCATAATCTGCAATAGCCTCTTTCCATTTTTTCAACCGTCTGATAATTGCCGACGGTTTTTTATTGACCGCTGTCATTTTTCTTGCTCCGTTTAGTTTGGTAGGCCGTCTGTCCGGCTGGTCAAGCGTCTTTCCGCTTTGTCATAACCCCGTTAAAATAGAAGCTCCTACCCAACCCTTTAACGGAGAAAAAATGCAACTTTCTGAATTTCAAATCCTTCAACTTGCCGCTACTTTAGCTGCCCCTCACGCCACACGTTATGCAAGTGATGATGCATATGTTGACCGTATGTTCCAGCTTGCCGAAGCCATCAAGCGCAAACTTGAAGCCCAGCCCATAGGACGCGCCGAAGTTGATGTGATTTAATCCAAATCCTTTAATTTCGTTTCCAACTGCCGGCGTTTCGGCTTGAACTCTTTGGGAATCTTGCCGAAGCGCAGGCGGTTGATTCGTTTTAACTCTTTTAAAATTTCTCGGTTGACCGCTTTAATGCCGCCGTATTTCTTGGCGTTTTTCGCCATCTCCTTACCTGCAATCCGGATTTGCTCCTTCACTGTTTCCCAATCGCGTAAGGTAATGAGTCCATGCTTGATTGCGCTTTTTTGCCATTTCTTCAATTTCTTCATTTTCTTGCTCCGTTTAGATATGCAGACTGCTTGTATTCATTCTGCGTTTTCCCTAAGATTGAATCTCTCACCAAACAACTTAAGGACTTTAAATGTCTATTGATAAATACCTTACCGAAGCGCGCCCCGATTTTGACGATGCAGTCAGCCGATTGCTTGAATCACATCCCGACTACTTCGAGGCTCCCGACTACCGGCTTTGCATTCTTCACGATGGGAAGCCTTACCGCTCTATCGCCTTCGATCACGATTACCACTTTGAAATCCTCGACATCTTTTACGACATCGGCCTGCGCGATATTGGTTGGCGCGGCGATGGCAAGGCGGTCAAAGGTTACGCGCTGGCATTTGATTTGATTGCCAATACCTGACCTGAATATTTGAAGCCATAGGCTCTTACTTCGGACATGTGCGGCGGCTCATATTTCGGACTCATGGCTGCCGCTTTTTCACGCCCTGCGGTTTCCACCGTATGCAGCCAAACGGCTGACAAAATGCGGCGGACGGTTGTTTTGGGTTTCATTGCTGTCATTTTCTTGCTCCGTTTAGTTTGGTAGGCCGTCTGTCCGGCTGGTCAAGCGTCTTTCCGCTTTGTCATCACTCCGTTACAATGTCATTTCCCTTAACCTGAAACGGAGTAGAAAAAATGTATCTGAACGATTTTCAAGCCTTGCAACTTGCCGCCGTTTTAGCTTCATCCGCCGCCGATAAAGCGGGCGACAAAGAAGCCATCGTCAAACATATGTTTGAACTGGCGGAAGAAGTGAAAAAACAGGCGCGTCCTGAAAATCCCCCACCCGCTCAAGCCGACGTGGAATAGCCGTTCAGCTCTTCCAGCATCTCTGACACCGCTTCAACCATCGGGCGGATTTCTTCCGGATAGCGCGTTTCAGCCAGTTTTAAAGTCAGTTCTTTCAAGTCTGCCAAATCCCCGTTTGTCAAATTGCGGGGGTTCTGTTTTTCGGTTTTCATTGCTTTCATTTTTCTGCTCCTTGGTTGGGGTTGATGCCGTCTGCCAATTCCGGCCAGATTAGATGCCAGTCGTCAGGTCTTAGGCTTTGGCGGGTTACTGCTCCGCCTGTCGCCGCCTCGAGTCTGGCGCAGTATTCGACGGGTACGTTTCGGTAGCCTGTCGCCCACTGGCTGATGACGGCGGGTGTTAGCTCTAATTCCGTCGCCATTGCCTTAGCGAAGCCTCTATTAGCTTTCAAATATCCTGATAAAGTCATTTTGCCTTCCTTAAAATTTAGCAAATTCTAGCATGGCTATTTTAAAAATAGTAGCCTTGCTATATTTAACTTTGCTATAGAATAGTTAAGATTTTGTTTTCAAAGGAAAGAAAATGTCGCAATCAGAACAACTCCGAAAACTTCAAAATTTCTTGTTTGACGGGAAACAGAAGAAATTAGCTGATGCTATTGGAAAGTCTCCAGCACAATTAAATCAATGGCTTAATGGTTATCGGAATTTGAGCGACGGTATGGCGTTACAGATTGAAAGAACTCTTGGGCTGCCTTGGGGTTGGCTAAATAGCAGCGATAAAGTCCCGTTATCATTGCTAGATGAAAATAGGTCGTCTGAAAAACTTTCAGACGACCCTTCAGGCGGCCATATCCGTTTCGAGCGGCTGGACGTGGTTGCCGCGCTTGGAGACGGCTACATCAACAACGAAGCAGTGGAGGTGGTCGATTTCGTCCATGTCGATAAAGAATGGGCGCGTGAAAAACTCGGCGGCAACCTCTCCCGTATCCAAGTCATCACGGCACGCGGCGATTCCATGCAAGGCACCATCGAGGACGGAGACGTGTTGTTTGTCGATACCTCCGTCCACTCATTCGAAGGAGAGGGCATTTACCTCCTATCCTTCGCAGACGGCCTAAAAGCCAAACGCCTGCAAGCCTCCGTCGGCGGCGGCCTGCTGGTCATCAGCGACAACCCGCTATACCGCACCGAAACCATCGAAGGCGATAGACTGGAAAAATTAACCATCTGCGGCAAAGTGCGCGGCGCATGGCATTTGTCGGGATTTTGATTTGAATTTTGAGAAGCGGCTCAGCGCACAGTAAGCTTTAGAATGTGCGGCCGCTTGATTTTGGAATATTTAGTTTTATCAACCAATCTTAGAGAAAACGAAGGGAAACTCACATGATGTTTATTATTGGAATTTTGTTGTCTGTTCTTGGCTCTGCTATGGCGGCGGCCGGATTGGTCGGCATTATTTCGCCGACGGTTTTGAAACACAGGAAAACCGGCGAGATTCATACGCGCGGATTTTGGGCGAAGTCGCTGGCGTTGGGTCTTGCCATGTCTTTCGGCGGCTCGTTGCTGATGGTCGATGATGACGATGCGAAGCAGACGGCGGCGGATACCCAAACCGAAACGCGGCCAGCCGATGACAGCGCCTCTAATCCTACGAGCGAGAAAGGCTATGATTTGACCATCAACACGCCGAAAAAAGAGCTGCCTATCAGCTTTGAAGAGCTGCGCCAACGGATCAACCGCCAAATGGCGCTTTTTGATTACCCGGAAACCAAGCCTATCCCGAAAAATGCCCAGCCAACCGGCGAGAAAGATTCTGTCAATTTTGTTTATCAGCATACGGCCGCTGAAAGCCTAAGCATGATTATTTCGGCCAGCCCGGAAAACAAAAAGCCGCGCGGATTACTCATTTTTGCCGCGCCCGTTGGAGAAAGTAACGTCGTTGATTTGGTGGGCTTGTTTTACCAAGCCTGCGCCATCTTGACCGCGCCCATTGCTGACGGCTCGGCCGCCGGCGACGCCAAAAGTAAGGAGCTGTCGGACAAACTTTTAAAAATGAGCATCAAACTTGCGGAGGATTTCGGTGAGAATCCGGAGGAACAGGCCAAAGATTCCTATACGGAAGACGGCATCACTTACAGCATCGCCTTCACGCCCGGCCTGCCTGTTATGTTCAATCTGTCGCTGGAAGAATAATAAACATGATAGTCGGACTTTTCGAATTGACCGTATAGACGGCGGCATTGTCAAAACACGCACCGGCGAAGTGTTTTATTTATAAGAATTTGCTACCGTTGGATTTTTTTGGGTATTTAGAGGATTTGGAATGAGCCGCCATTTAGGAAAGATCATAACCGCTCCTGAAGATTTGTGTCTTTATGGGAATGCTGATAAAACAGTTACCTTTTTTTCTCAGCTTTATATGGATACTCCTGTTATTTGTATTGACCTATCTCATACTCGCCAGATTACTGCGGCGGCTGCATTGGCTTTGTATGCTCATGTAAACAATATTCAGCAGGAGCGCGGATTCACACAATCTGTTATCGTTAATTGTGCAAACTCTCCGGTTGCAGAGCTTTTGAGAAAGACAAAATTACTGGACGCCTTAACTCATCCGGTTGGACAAGGCAGTCCAGATGGTCTGTTCCAGTTTGTTAAGTGTGCAGAAATTGAGAAAGCAAGAAAGTCGACTTTTGCGCAATTGGATTATTATCAAAAGGCTTTTGCTAAAGTAGGTAAATACAGCGTAGATGAAGTTGAGAACTTCTTTAGGACTCTTCGTCATGCTATCAAAGAAGCGCAATTAAATATCGCTAACCATGCTTATATAGACAGCAAAGCTAGTGATGACAAGTATGACCATTATCGGGATAAAATGTGGTGGCAGATGTTTTGGTATACCCCAGCCCTACGGCAAGTCCATTTTTTGATTTATGATTTAGGAGTTGGGATTGTAGATTCTTATGTCAATCATGCCACGGTAGATAGGAATAAAGATTATTCTGCGATACCTGATAATCGGATTTTGGAAGAGGCTTTGAAACCTGGCATGAGTAGGATGATTGGCGATGGACGCGGCTTTGGTCTTTCTTGTTTGACAGAGCCTCTTGACAATCTCCCAGGTTCTAGCTTATTTTTAAGAACAGGTCGCGCCGCCTACCATCGTAACGGTCGATTGGCTAAAAATGACAATCTTGATTTTTTGTTTTACCCTAATTGCTCATTGTCTGGGACCATGGTTGAATGGTCCTTTCAATTACCCCACTAAGGATATATGTTATGTCTGATACTGTTACTCTACGTATTGCCGATTATTCAAATGACCCCTGGGGAAGAAATGATGAAGATAATGCTAAAGGCTTGAATGGGGCTAGTTTCCGCGAAAAATACTTGTTACCTGCTCTAGAAAAATCACAAACTGTCATCATTGACTTTAATGGTTTGCGCGATTATTTAGACTCTGCTTTTCTCGGCGGCGTTTTTGTTGATTTAGTCAAAAAAAATGACTTTACCTATGATCAGGTTCGTGACCGTGTCAAAATACATGCGGATTTTCAATATTATCCGTTGACCGTTGGGAAAATCTTGGACCTGGCAGAATCAGAGCAAGAGCGCTTGGCAAGAGTGGCTCAAAATTGATATGGACGGCTATTCTGTTTTCAAAGACATATTATTTCCATTTTCCACTTTTATAATCGGATTATTTGTTCAGCATTGTTACGAAAAGAGAAAAGGCAAGCAAGAAAAATTAGACGCCATTGATAATCGTATTGAGCGTTTGATTTCAGCCGCAGAGTCAGAAACTGTTTGTAGTGCGCGGCTCCATTTTAATGAGCTTCAAAGAGGGGCCAGGAAGTTTTGTGCAGATTATAAAATTGAAGTTGATATTGAAATTGAAATGTCAAACTTGAGTATTGCCTGCACATCAGGGACGCTGGACAAGGAATTAGCTACATCCGCTTCAATTAATTTGATTAATAAAATTAAAAATGCCGTCTGAATTTCAGACGGCATTTTTTTTCGGGCTAATATTTTATTTTGCGCATGGCTTGATAATTGGCGAGTTCGCGCTCGGCGTGGTTGTATGCCTCGATGTCGGCGGCTTCGCTGGCTTCGCGGCTTTTTTGTTGCCAGTATTGGATTTTTTGGGCTATCCATGAATATGGATCATGAGTTTGGTTTTCCATTTTTTAAAATCTCCGTAGTCTCGCCTGTCGGCTGAAAGTTGTTTGTCGGCGCGTCTTCGTAGAGCGTGATGTCGGGGACGATGCGCGCTTCAAATTGTATGCTTGCGGTATATCCGCCGCTGTCGATTTTATGCGAAACCTCGGTAATCAGCCAAGCCTCCGCGTCGATTTCGGGCTTAAAGCCTTTGACGACGGCAGGCGTTTCTGGGTAGAGGTCGGGGCGGCCGACGGCTAGGGTAATGCTAAATTCGGCAACGCCGCGCTGGATTTTTTTAAACGCGCCGCGTGCGCCTGACCATGCGCCGCTTTCTGTGGCATACAGATGGCGCAGGGTTTTGATTTTTTGGCCTTCGGTGTTTACTTTTTGGTTGTCGTTTTCTTTTTTCTTGGCTTTGAATGTTTTGCCTTTGACGGTCTTGGTTTGTTGGGTGGTTTTTTTATTGGGGTAGGCGTTGTCTTTGTTGACGATGACTTCTTTTTTTTGGCCTGTTTTCTTGTCTGTGTAGTAGGCGCGCACGGCTTGGTAGCTGTTGCTGCTTGAGTAGGTAAAGCTGTGGCTGTCGCCGCTGGCGCGCGTGATAGTGGTGGGCAGGATGGGCTGACCGCTGGCGGTTTGGCTCTCGCCTGCCGGTATAAATAAGAGCTTGCTGTTTTTAATGGTGGCGATGGTGTCGTATTGCTCGGCGAGGCGGCTCATGAACGACGCGTCCGATTCGTTGGTCTGGTCGATGTGTTCGATTTTGGTGTTTTGGTAGTCTTTGCTGATGATGTATTCGTATTTGTGCTTTTTGGCGATGGTCTCGATGATTTGGTAGAGCGTTTGCTTGTGCCAGCTTTTCTCGACTTGCTCGGCGAGGGCTTCGGCAAGGTCGGCGGCGCGCGCGGTAATGCTTAGGCGGTCGGGACTGCCCGATGCGGTAAATTCGGAGACGAGATATTCGCCTTTTTCGACGAGGCCAGTTTCTTTATAGCCCAGTTTGAGCGTGATTTTGCTGCCTGTTTTGGGGATGGCGAGCGTGCCGTCGTGGTCGTCCAGTTCGATGGTCAGCTCGTCGGCTTCAAATCCTCGCTTGTCGGTCAGGCTGATGCTGATGATGCGGCTCATTGCCTGCGTACCAAAGCGGCGGCCGTCTATGGTCAGCTCGGCCGCCGGCGTGAGATGTCGGGCGTTTTTGCCGCTGACTTCGTCAAAGATTTTTGCGGCGGCTTTTTGGGCGGCCGCGCTGATGGAATCAAAATTTAATTGCATGATTTAAATCCCTGTCAGGTTTCGGACGACGGAGACGGCGACGTTGAGGGCTGCGCCTTCGAGGCCGAGCGCGCTGTCGGAAACTTTTTTCAGACTCATGCTGAAAGAGATGGCGCGCGCGGAGCCGTCTTGGTTTAGTTGGCTGCCGCGCTCTTGGATGTTTGTGATGACGTAGCTGCCCATGATTTTGCCGTGTCCCATGATTAGGGTGTAGGGCTTGCCGGTGGCCGCCATCATGCGCAGGGCTTCGATGCTGCCTGTGCCGCCTGTGACTTCGGGGCGCAGCTCGGCTTCGATGGTCATTTCTTCTGGGTCTTTGCCTGTAAATTGGGCAGGCGGCATGGTGCCGACGGTTGCTTGGTTTGGGTGTTTCCACGCCTGGCTGCGGCTGTATTGATGGAAAGGGATGGTGCGCATTAAAAACACGAACATTCCGAGGCTGCCTAATAAAACCATGATTTAGTCCTTATCGAAAAATGAGGAATTGCGGCGGCGCTGCTTGGCTTGGCTGCGCTCGTTGAGCCTTGCCATGATGGCGTTGACGAGGCTCTGCTCGCTCATGCCCGGCGCGGCGTGGACGTTGATTGTGATGTTGTCGCCTGCCATGCTGACGGCGTGGGGCGCGGCATTGAATCGGGTCGGGCTGGGCAGGGCGGCTTTGCGGCCGTCTGAAAAGCCCAGTCCTAAGCGGTTGCCGATGTTGGCGAGTACGCCTGCTCCGCCGCGTCGGAGGGCTTCGACTGCCTGCCAGCCGCCGAATTTGGCGACGTCGCTCTGGTTGAATACGACTTCGCCTTTGTGTACAACGCCTGCGGCTTCGTTGACGCCGCCTGCGCCTGTATAGCCGCCGACGGAAAAGCCGCGATTGGGAATGCCGATGCTGGGCGGCGTTGATGGGGCTTTTATTGATACTGCTTTTTTGAGCCATTCCCATGCGGATGTCGCGGCGGAGCGCAGAATCCTGAAACTATTAATGACTGCACCAATCGGACCCATTGCGGCCGTCATGGCGATGGCGATTGGGTTGTTGCCGGAAAATGTTTTTTTAATCCATTCCCAGCCGCTAATCAGGGCAGCTTTGACTTTATTCCAGTTTGCCAACAGCGCAATGAGCCAGCCGATAGGGCCGGTAAAGGCGGCGAGTAGCGGATTTTGCTGGAATAATTTTTTAATCCATTCCCAGCCTGCAATCAGGGCTGATTTGACGGTCTCCCAGTTGCGCCAAAGCAAAACGATGGCAGTGACGGCGAGGATTGCCCAGCCGAATGGGTTGGTCACGAGGAAAACCGCCGCTTTTGCGCCGAATCCTAGTAGCGCCATGCCCAGACGGCCAAGCCAGCCAATGATGGTGGAAATCGCGCCTCCGCCGCCCGAAAAGATGCCGAAGAGGCTAAAGAATGAGAATTTAGCCAGGGCAATGGGGACGAGGACGGCGGAAATGGCCGCGCCGATGCCTGTGACGACGGTCAGGAAGATGCCGACGGCGGCGACGATTTTCATGATGGTGTTTGCGGTCTCTGGATTTTGGGCGGCCCAGTTGCTCAATTTTTCATTTACGTCGCCGATCCATTTGGTTATTTCTTTCAATTCAGGCGCGATGGATTCGCCCATTTTGGCGAGAAAGTTGGTAAACGTGCCGCCTGCCGCGTCCCATAAGTTGGTCAGCGTGCCTAATTGGTCGTTGACGCGCTGTTCGAGGCTGGCTTGCGATTCCAGTTTTTTGGCAAATTCTTCGTATCCTGCCTTGCCTTTATCAATCATGGTGTTTAAGGCTTGAAGCGTCTCGGCATCATCGCCGAAGACGCCCTGGATAATCTTGAGGCGTTGCTCGGTGTTGACGGTTTTGAGTTTGGCGAACTGCTCATACATTTTGTCCAAGCCGCCAAATTCGCCCTTGCCGTCGGTAAAGTCGAGGGAAATGCCTGTCCCTTTTGTGGCTTTGGCGATTTTCTTGGTATCCATCATGCGCGTGAACACTTTGCGCATGGCGTTGCCTGCTGATTCGCCTACTAAGCCTGATTGGTCAAGCATGCCGACGAGCGGCGCCATCGTCTTCATGGCGGCCTTGCCCTTGATGTTGAGGATGTCGAGGGCTGGGGACATTTTTTCAAACGCGCCTTGAATATTACTATCTTCAACGCCTACGTAATGCAGCCGCTGAACTTGGTCGATAACGCCTTTTATTTCATCTTCAGTCGCGCGCATGGCGTCTTGCAGTTTGGCTGTCATCTCGGCGGCAGCTTCGGGGCTTTTTTTGAGTTGGACTGCCAAGAGGGCGGCGGCCTCGCCTGTGCCGCCCAAGACGGTCTGCGCGCTCATGCCTTGACGGATCAGCATGGTCATCAGGTTTTTAAAATCGGCGGTTGTTCCCGGCAGGCGGTCGCCCAAGCGTGTGGCCAGATTGTCGATGTCTTTGTATTGGGCGGAGACTTTGCCGGTATTGTCCATCATCGCGGCGCGCAGGTCGGTGGAGGCGGTTTCTGTGTCGGCGTAGGCTTTGACCGGCGCGGAGAGGACGTTGCGCGTGGTGTCGGCGATGCCGCGCGCGGTGTACATCAAGCCTACGGCGCGCATTCCGGCCTCTGTCATTTGGGCTTTGGCGGCGGCGGCTTTATTTTGGGCGTTTTGTAATTTTTCGTATGCCAGCCGGTGCTTTTCTACTGCTTTAGATGCTGCGTCGTGTTTTTTATTTAATTGATCTTGCGCATTTGAGTATGTTTTGGCCGTGATACCTACGGCGGATAATGCCTGGTCAAGTTTTCTGACTTTCTCCCAGTTTTTCTCTTGTGCCTCCGTCAGCTTTTTATTTTCTTTGGTTAAGGCGCTTAATTCTTTTTCTTGCTCTTTGCTCGCTGTTCCTGTTTTGGCGATTTCGTTATTCAGGCGTCGGATTTCGGCGGCGTTTTCTCTTAGTGCTTTGCCGTTTTCTTTTAATTCTTTGTTTAATTTGCTTTTCTTTAATAGATTTTCTTGGGCTTTATCTAGGTCATGCAATTCTGCCTCCGCCTTTTTCAGGCTTTGCGCTAAAACGTTTCCGCCCTCTCGCAGCTTTTTGAAAGCCGCGCTGGCTTTGTCGGTGGCCGACATGATGATTTTTAATTCGAGACTTTTTGACATGATGTTTCCTGTTTTTTTGATTACAAAAGGCCGTCTGAAATATTCAGGCGGCCTTTGTTTATTCTTCGGGCGTGTTGATTTGAATTGCCTTGTGCGTCCACTCAATCAGCTCGGCGATGTTGCATTGCTCGAACTTGTCGAGGCTGCCGAAGGTCGCCGCGCATTGGGCGAGGCAGTCGTTGATTAGGTTGTAATACTTTTTCTCTTCGTCTGCCGCCGCCTGATAGATGTCTGCTTCGCCGCTTAGGATTCGGCCGACGTGGTCGGCTCTGAATTTGAGCTTTGGGAGTAGCCCAAGTCCTGCAAGGCTGCCTCCATCTCGGCTCTGGCTGACGGCGGCGCTGAAAAAAAATCAATGGCAACATTTAAGACTTGAGCGTCTGACATGCTCAATTTGCCATAGGCGACACGCGTCAGCGGCGGCGTTGAGATTTTGCTTAACAGTTTTTGGACTGTGTCCGTGTGTTTGACTTTAATCAAATCCTGACCTAAGCCCTCCATGTCTTTGGCCAGCGGCTCGCGCAGGGTGTAGCGGTCGCCGGTGGAAAGCTCGATTGACAGGGTGTTGTCGTCGTTGATTTTGATGGTTTGCATGGGTTGCTCCTATTGGGATTTTAAAATTGCGGCGCGATACCAAACGCCTTTCAAATCTATGTTGGTATTGGATCCCAGGTCAAAGCCTGACTCGGTCACGTTTTGAATGTAGTGCCAGCGCGGAGATTTGCCGCGGACGTCTAATAACGCCTCGAAAATATTGGGGCGGCGGCTGAATGGGGTAGGGAAAGACACGGTGTTCGTCTTGCCGGATTCGGGGACGAAGCCGAAATTTTCACGGGCGATGTAGCCCTCCTGCATCTCGCTATATGGAGATTCTGCTTTTGGGGCTGGTCGGTTTTCCAGCGCGGTCAGACGGCGTTTCAGGTCGCTGTCGTCGAAGATGGTGTCTTTATCTTGGCGGCTTTCCAGCGCGGCGAGGCGGCGTTTCAGCTCGCTGTCGTCGAAGACGGTGTCTTGGTCTTGACGGCTTTCCAGCGCGGCAAGGCGGCGTTTCAGGTCGCTGTCATCGAAGACGGTGTCTTTGTCTTGACGGCTTTCCAGCGCGGCGAGGCGGCGTTTCAGCTCGCTGTCGTCGTAGACAGTGTCGCTGTCTTGACGGCTCTCCAAAGTAGTCAGCCGTTGCTTGATGTCGCTGTCGTCGTAGACAGTGTCTCTGTCTTGACGGCTCTCCAAGGCAGTCAGCCGTTGCTTGATGTCGCTGTCGTCGTAGACCGTCTGGCTTTGGTTGCCAGCCGTGCGGATGATGGCCGCTTCGGAAATGGTCACGCTGACGGCTTCTTCGCGGATTTCTCCGCCTTCGCCTGCTGTCACGGGTGTGATGCTCGGCGTGATGTGCAGTTGGCCGCGCAAATAAGTCTTGACGTACTGGCCGCTGATGGCGCGGAGGTCGTATTCGGCGGTTGTGTGCGTGATGTCGGCGGTCAGGGCGGAGGGAAACAGCAGGCTGACGATGTTGCCGTCAACGGTCAGCTCGGGCGTGATGGTTGCGCCGTCGGGTAATTTGACGGCCAGTGCAAAAGACAGGCCGTCGGTTTGCAACGGCTCGCCTGTTTCGCTGGTCAGGGCGATTTTGAAAAGATGGGTGTCGCCCTGGTAAATGGCCAGATTCTTGGTTTTCATCACAAGCCCAAAGCGGCGCGCAGGCCGGCGCGTTCGTCTTGGCCGCCGAAAGCGGCTTTATTGCCAATGACGTCAATTTCGACGATAGGGCTGCCGTCCACGCTTTCTTTCCAATAGACAAGCTCGACTGTGAATTTATGCTCGCCGCCTTCGCCTTGCTTGTCGCTGCCTGGGTCGGCTTCTGTAATGCGGCCGCGCGCTTCGCCTTTTAATACTTGGTAGCCGGTGCCGTCTTCTTCTTGCAGCGCGCCTTGGTATCGCAGCAGCTTGCCGTCAATGCTGCTAGACATAGACTTGAGCATGTCTGCGTCGTAGCCTTTGGATGTCACTTCCATTGTCAGCTTTTCAAAGCCGTGGACGACGGTCATTTCCGTCATTGCGCCGCCCGGCGTGTAGGTTTCGGTTTGTCGGCTGATTTTTGGGCGCGTAATGTCAACGACGACGCCGTATTGGTTCTCGCCATCGACGAAGAGGTTGAAGCCTTTAAGGACTTTTGGCATTTTCATGGGGTGGTTTTCCTTTCAGACGGCCTAGACGGTAGTCGGTTTCAGGGTGTTGGCGAATGTGATGACCTTGTCAACCAAGTTAACAAAGAATGTGTCAGTGACGTGTTGGTTGAAAACCATGTTTTCCAATGGCGGCACCCATGTGAACTCGTAGCTGATTGTGAATTGACCGGCTTGTACGGTTTCGGAGGTGTTGAGGGTTTTGTCGATAAACACACGCGCGCCTAAGATGTAGCCTTTATTGACGTACTGCGCCAATTTGGCGTTGATGGCCATGATGATGTCTTCCATCAGGCTTGGGTGCATCGGCTTGTCCAAAGCCCACATGAAGGCGGAAGCGATTGTCTCTTGGATGATTTGGGCGGTACGCGTGGCGACTTCAAAAGCCATCATGCTGTCGTTTGTGCAGGTGCGGTTGCCCCAAACGCGGAAGCCGTCTTCGCGGATCAGGGTGGTGACGTCTTTGTTGTTGAGGGTGTTGGCGTCGCAGTTTTTGTCCAAGAGGTCAAAGCTGCGCGCGAATTTCAGGCCGCTGACGCCGTTGATTTCGGTGTTTGAGATTGATTTGTGCCAGCCGACATTTTTGTCGAGTTTTGCACGCGCGCCCAATACTCGGGCGATGGTGGCGGCGGTCTCGGTTTTCTTGGTGGTCGGGTCGAACGCCATAAATTCGTTGTCAATCAACATCAGCTCGCGTTGGCCGAAATTCTTGCGGTAGTTGCCCACTTCTGTGATGTCTGGATTGCCGCCGGCGCTGCCGTAGGCAAATGCGCGCGTCGCTTGGGCAACGCCAACCAATTCGGTCAAGACGTCTTGGCTGTCGAGTTCCGGCACGCCCAAGATTTTCGGGGTATAGCCTGTCACTGCTTTGGCGCGGCGCAGGGCCTTGAGGCCGGAGTAGTTGCCGCCCTCGGCTGTGCCGATGACGTTGGCTTTTTGTTCTTCAGTGTTTTTGCTTTCGGCAACGCGCACGATGACGACTTGCGCGTCGGCTTGGTCAACGATGGCGTCAAGGGATTTGGCGAGCGTGCCTTTTGTGCCTGCTTTGGCGAGCAGGTCATAGGCGGAGGTCGCAAAAATCGGCGTATTGAGCGGAAATACTTTTGCATCGGCGTCTTCGGCGGTACAAACCATGCCGATGATGGCTGTCGAAATGTCGCTGATGCTGCGCACGCCTTCGGTGTATTCGTTGGCTGTGATGCCATGATGGCGGTTTGCTTCTGCCATTGGGGCTTCCTTTTTTGTGGGTTAATCGATTGATGGCTATGTTGTAGATTACTATTAAAAATTAATCCCACGCGTGTGGCGAGCGCGTGGGATTTTTTGGGGATTTTTTAAAATTGGTCTTGCTTCATGGCGGCGGCAAGGTCTGACGGCGAATATTTGGACGGCTCGCCAAAGCCGATGACGGCCGCGCACCATTCTGAGCAAAACCATTTGTCCGGAGCTTGGCGGAATTTCAAGCGGCGGAAAACCGACTTGACGGCCAAAACTCCTGACAGGTCGTATTTCTTGCCTTTGGTTTCGCGCCATAGTTTCATCGCGCGGCCGTAGGTCAGATTGGGTTTGGGTAGCTCGATTAAATCCCACTTATCAGATGGCAGCTCCATGCGCTTGCAACGGACGCCGCCGTCCCGATGGGACGATGTGTAGCAATCAAACTGACCGTCAGGCAGTCGGACGGCGATTTCGCAGTGAGAATATTCGCCGCGTGTCGCTTTGCGGATGGCCCAGTCTGTCACGCGGTAGATGATGTCTTTGGGCGATTGGATTTTTTTTCGGCCTTTGTACAATGCCAAATAAACTTTACTCATTCAGACGGCCTCCGGCAGTTTAAACTCGATTTTGATTTTGTCTAAGGCTGATTTGGTTTTCGCAGCTTCGATTTGGTCTTGAATTGCCTGGCGCTGACCGGCAACGATGGCAGACAAGGCGGAATACGCTAGGGATTTTTTTAAAGCGGCGGCCTTGAGCTTGTCTTTGTCCAAGCCGCGCGCGGCTGCAATGCCGTCTAGGATTGGTGTAGCGGCTGATTTATTGGCCGCCCACGCCTGCGCCTCGGTTGACTGGATCGGCCATGTCGCCAACTCGAAATCGGGGACTTGGCTCGCTCCGGAGTGGGCGTCAACAAAGTTTTGTGCGGCGGCGTTGAGTTTTGTCAGTAGATCGGCTTTTAAATCTGCCAGATTTGCCGTTTCCAATGGGGTCAGGCTGACGCCGTCAGGCAGACTGCCGATTTCTTTCCATACTTTCTCGCCGTCTTTGCTAAAGACAACCGCGCCGCGATAATCTGGGAGGACTTCCCAGCTTTTGCCCGTCCATCGTGCCGCTTGGTTTTCTTGCAGCTTCGGCACTTCGGCTTCGATACTTTGACGGCCGTCGTCAAAATATTGCTCTTCCACAAAAAGGCCGTCTGAATCAATTACGCATCGTGTCATTTTTTAATTCCTTGTTTTCGTTTTCCAATTTTTCAACTTTCTCGGCCAGCTCTTGGATGGCTTTTGTCAAAACCGGGATAAATGTTTCGTATTCAATGGTGTATGTGTCGTTTTTGATATTGACCATAGGCAGGCGGCCGTATTCTTGCTCCAGCGCGGCGATGTCTTGGGCAATAAACCAATGCTGCGGTCGGTCTTCTTTGTGTCGTCCGTCTTTGGTTGGGTTCTTCCACCATTCACGCACTTTGGCGGCGCGCTCGTCTTCTGGCAGGTCTTTGAAAAGCTCATCAACGTAGGCATCACGGCGGTCGTAGTAGCCAGTGACCGGCTTCAGTTTCATGACAAATTGCAGGCCGTCTGAAAGCGGTTTGATGTCGGTTTTATCGCGGCCGTCGGAGCGGATGTTGACGGCTGTGGGGGCGTAAAGGGTTTGACTGGTTGTGCCGATTTGGATTTCGTTGTTACCGTTAATCCGCGCGCCGTAGCCAATAGCAATAGAGTTTGTAATTTTTCCGCTTAAAACATCGCCTTGCACGTTTCGATAACCCGAAGATTCCCCGACGAATACGCATTGCTCGCTGCTGATTGTCGGCGCGCTCCAGTAACCGACGGCAACGCTTGAATTATGCGTGCCGTTTCTCAAGGCTGACGCGCCAATGGCGGTAGTTTTTTTATATTCTGCCCCTGCTAACGCAGCATCTGCGCCGATGATGGTCGAATAACCTGCGGTGACTGCCTTATTCATGGCGTTCGTGCCGATGACTGTCAGCTCTTCGTTTAGGGTTGCTGATGAGGTATCAGAAAAAACGAACTTCAGCTCGGCAGAGCCAGAGGCAGTCAGCTCTTTTGAGCTGCGAATTGTCAGAGTATTGCCGCCAACCGATACTACTTTCACGGGTATAACGTCGTTTTGTAAGGTTTGCGCCGCGCCTGATGTCAGGCGAATGCCTACCCAATAATTAACCTTAGCCCCACGAATATTATTAAATGTCAAGGTAATAGTATCCGCCGATTGTGTGTAACTGCCTGTTTCTGTGCCTGTCCAGACAACATTTCCGCCGTTTGGGGCGCGGTTTTGTTCGAGGCTTTCCATTGCGTTCGCGCCGATGACTGTCACTTTCTCGGCGGTTTTCATATTTCTTGCCGCGTTGCCGCCGATTGCGGTTTGAGCGGCGCGGCCTTGATATGTTTGCAAGACGGCCTCGCCGATTGCGATTGTTTTCGATGTTGGAGACGGCCAGAAAACTTCGATGTCGCCAGTCAAACCGACTGGGGCCGTCCCTGCCAGCGCGCCTGCGCCAAGTGCAATATTTGATGAGCCCTCGCCCAAGCCTTGCCCGGCGTTGCGGCCGATGGAAACATTGGCAAAACCGCTTGTGATTCCTCGCCCGGCATTGCCGCCGATGCCGATGTTTCGCGTGCCTGCCATTTTTGACTGGTCATACCATTCTGTCTCGGCTTGCACGTTGATCAGGCTGTCTGCGCCGATGGCGATGTTGTCTCGGCTTATACGCGAAAAGCCCTGCGCGCGGTCGCCGATGGCGATGCCGGAAACGCATTTCTCGGTTTTTGCCATTGCGCCCTCGCCGATGACGACCAATCCAGTGCCTGTCCATTCGTTGGATTTGAGATTTGCGGCGGCTCCTGTGCCGCTAATAAATCGCCCGATGCCGCTGCGGATTGGCTGATATGGCATATCGACGGTTGCGCCGTTGACGGTAAATTGGCCGTTTCCGTATTTGTTTTTTGTTTGATATTTTTTATTTGTATCGATTTTTAAACCTAAGCAATCAACAAACACGCCTAACGCTGCGCGCTCGGCTGCTTCGATGGTCGCGGCGGCGTTGTTTTTTGATTCGGCATAGCCAAAATCGCGAATGCTCAAGGCGGTGTATTGGCGCAGCCAGCGTGTGCCGGATTCGCCGACGATGACTGTGGCGGCGTTGTCGGCAAGGGCTTGATTGTCGGATTTTACAAACACGCCGCCGCCGCCGTTGATGCCGTCGTGATAGTTTTCGACGATGACGACGGATGCGCCGGGCTTGTTAAATTCGCGCAGGGCGGCAATGCTTGGCACGCGGTAGGCGACGTTGCCGAATTTTTTATTTACTGTTTGCTCAACAAATTCTCGCGTCGCCAAAACGACAGCCGGGTCAACCTTGAGGCCGACAGCGTCGGTGTTGTCGATTTGGATGACCATGCGGATGATTTGTTGGCTTGCCGTGCCGCTGGAGAGGCGTGGCTTGTAGCTGTCGGCGATGCTGCCGATTGCGATCAGGTTGTTGTTGTTGTCAAAGAGGCCGACTTCGCGGATGGTAAAGTCGCCTTCTTCTTCTGGGATGAGCAGCTCTGCAATGACTTGCTTTTGGTTGTTCTCGTCAACCTCCAACATATTGAGGCTGGCGCGATACACTTCGCGCGTCAGGGCTGTGGCTGTGGCTGATGGCGTGATGGGTTGGCCGCCGCCGTCGCCGACTGCCATTTGGCTTAAATTAACGACTGTACCCAGCGCGGTCGCTTTGGCGATGCGCGCTGCGCCGATGTTTGTGACTAGTGTGTAATATTGTTGGCTCATTGGTTGGCTTTCGGATTGATTGTGATGACGTCTATTTGTTGTAATGCGGCGGCGGCGCGGCCTGCCGGTTTTAAATTAATTTGCGGCTTGATGTACGGATAAATTGTTGTGCGCTGGCCGCTGATGGTAATGCCGCTGGCTTTGAGTTTTCCGTAGGTCATAACGCCGATTGTCAAACCGCTTAAATGACGGCTGACCGGCTTGACCTTTTGGACGATGCGCAGCATTTCTTGATAGTCGGCCTGGCTGATGGCTTCTTCTGCCATCAGGGTCAGGCCGAAACTGGCAGGCGAGCCGATGGGCTTGGTCTGAAACCATTCTGTAATCTTGGCTGTCACGCCGAATGGCTTGAGGGCTTCTTCGATTGAGCCGTTTGTGCCTTTAAATTTATGGGTACGGTAGGCGGATTTGATGACCTCGCGTTTTCGCTGCTCGTCCCATGTGTCATTCCAGTAGTCAACCGACAGCGCCCAGGCGAGATACGGCAGCAGATGCGCTGGGATTCGGTCGGGATTCCATAGGTCGGATACGACGGCGTAGGGGACGGGGTAGATTTCGGCTTCGCCGAATTTCTTCTCAAAAGCCGTCCGTGTTGATGGCTGGGCGGTTTGATATTTATTCATTTTGGCCGCCGTAGCTTACGTTAATTTGCGTACACAAGGCCGCCTGATATTGTGTGACCGGCATGGCGGCTGATGGCTGGCTGATGACGACGCTCTGCACGCCTTCGACGCGCAGGGCGGCATAAATCATAGAGAGGTCAACGTCGCGGCCTAGCTTGAAATTTTCGTCCACGGCTTCGCGCATACGCGCGCGCGCGTTTTCCAAAATCGGCTCATAGTCGGGGGTCGGATAGACGATGATTTGAGCGTTGATTTGATACTCGATGATCTGCGCGGCCTTGACTGTCACGCGGTCGGCGGTCGGGCGGCGGTATTTGGCATTGACGGCCTCTGTCACGGCTTTGATGACGGCTTCAGACGGCACGCCGCCTGCTTGATTGGAGAGGACTACAATATCGACAACCGCGCCGCTCGGGCTGATGACGGCGATGTCGGCGACTTGTCCGTGAGCTGATTTTGCGTGTTGGTAATAAGATTCTTCGCTGCCCGCCGTGGTCAGCGTTTCAAATGCACCCTGCACGCGGCGGCGCAATGATTCGTCGGATTCCAAAACCTGCTGGATGGGCGGCTCGACGGTGTAGTCGGCCTCGGTAATAACGAGGCGCTGAATATCGACATTGGCGGCGAGCTGGTCCAAGTCGCTGCCTGTTGCATATGCCAGCATCAGCCCTTTGGCGCGCTCGTTGAAATCTTGGCGCATGAGCATTTCGGAATAGGCGCACTCTTCCAGCAATTTGACAACTGGCTCGGATTCCAGCTCCAACACTTTGCGCCAATAGTCTCGCTCGGCAGGCGTTTGGTATTCGTTGATGAAACGCTCCTTGCGCGCGGCAAGGATTTTCTCGAAGTCAATCTCTTCGATGACGTCAGGGGCTGGGATTTTTGACAGGTCGGCAATCTGCGGCATTTTTTATTTCCTAATGCTGTATGTCTCAAGTGTGCCGGTCGAGATGTTGACGGCTTCGATGTTGATGATGACTTTTGCGTCATTGGCGGCTGCTGCCGATACGGTGGCCGCCTGAATTTCAATGCGCGGCTCCCACTTTGCTAGGGCGGCGATGGCGGCCGCCTGGCATTGCAAGAGCAGGGCAGGGGTAATTGGTTGGTCTAATAATTCGGGCAGCAGGCTGCCATATTCTTCGCGCATCAGGCGCGTGCCGATGCGCGTAAACAGGATATTTTTTATTGACTGGCGGATGTGGTTGTAGAGGCCGATTTGACGGCCTGTTTCGCTGTTGGTCATTCTGGTTTGCCTGTCTTGCCGCCGCTGTCGCCGGTGTGAATGTGGTCATCGACGACGATGCCGTTGGATGTGATTTTGCCGGTATTGGTCAGCGTGCCTTCGTGGTTGATTTCGCCCTTGATGGTTGTTCCGCCGCCTTCGCCTCCGCTGCCGCTCATGCCTGCTGTATAGGTCAGTAGGCCGTTGCTGGTTGTCATTTTTTGGATGACGACGTTGCCAGTGATTAAGGTATCGGGCGCGTCGATGGTCAGCTTGGCGACGGCTTTTAAGGTCATTTGGCCTGCGCCGTGGTTGTAATTGATGATTGCGCCGTCGGGGAATTTGACGACGGTCTCGTCAGCCGATTGGGCAGGGCTTGGGAATGAGGCTGATGCCATGCCGCACAAAACTAGGCCGTTTGCGGTCTCGCCGCTTGGCGACAAGATGATGCAGTTTTCGCCGACGCTCGGGGGGCGGTGTACGGATACGCCGCCTGCGAATGGGACGAAATAGGGCAGCCAGTCGCTCGTCAGCTCGCCATGCTGCACGCGCACCAATGAGCGCGCAGGGTCTGATTCGGCAATCACGCCCTGCTTGATGATATTGGCGATTTTTCTGTTGAGTTCGGCGGTCATTAGGTTTGGTTTGTGTTCGCGTGCGTGTAATGGGCATAGTTTGGCAACGGAAATGCGGTTTTTCTATTTTTGGCGGTTTTGATGGTTTTTTTTAAAAGAGAGGCCGTCTGACAACGGGTTCAGACGGCCTTTTTATTCGTGGGCTGCCATGTGGCTGATGACTAGATTCTCGATGACTTCGAGGTCGTCATCACTAAAACCTAAGAGATGACGCTCGGGGCGGCCGTCGTCGCCGTATTGGTGGGCGGCGGCGATGTAGGCTGTCAGGCCGCTGACGAATTTGATAGCGACGCCCATGCTGTCTATTTGGGCGCGCAGGTATTTTGCGCGGTGGATTTTGGTAAACATGCTCTTTTTCAGCCGCTCTTTGGTGGGCTTGCCGTCTAAGACGCGGATGTAGTCGCGGTTGAATTTTGACACGCCGCTCGTTTCCAGTTCGTAGCCCCACTCGTATTGCGGATCGTAGGCGGCCGTGTTGCTGCGCGATTTCTTGGCGGCGCTGGCGGCGGTCTTGATGTTTTTAAATTGGCGGATTCGTCCGGCGTGTTTACCGGAGAGATAGACAAAGCGCTGGCCGACTTTGAGCCTCTCGCCGTCTTTGAGCTTGCGCCCTTCTTCGTCATGACCGGCGCGCGGCGTCATGGCGTTGCCTTCAGGCTCGACGTTGGCGCGGATGCGCTGGCGGTTGGCTTTTAAAACGACTTTGCCAATGTCGCTTTTCAGGCGGCGCAGCTCTGCTGGGGAGAGTTTGGCAATGTATTCGTCGATGTTCTTGATGTAGAGATTTAAGGCATCGGCGGTCATTTTCTGCTTTCTCCGATTCCCAGCGCGGTCATCAGGTCGGAATGGTTGGCGTTGCGCGGATGGCCGATGACGATGTTGCCCTGGTCGTCGGTCAATACGGTGGTGCGCTCGGTCAGGTTTAATTCAATCAAGATGTCGCAGGTGTTGTTTCCTAAAAGCTCAACCTCGAAACTGTAATCTGTCGGCGTGGTCGCGCCCGGGCCGATGATTTGGGGGTTTTCTTCTTGCAGCCAGGCGATGATGACGGCGTTTAAGACGTCGATGTTGCCGGTAAAGTCGGTAATCATGACGCTGAGGCGGTATTTGGTCTCATGGCTTAATGTGCCTTTTGAGGCGACAATTTGCCCGTTTGTCACAAACATTGTCAGCTTGTCGGGATTTTGGCGCAGCTCGGGCAGATGCTTTTGGATTTCAGCGCGCAGTAAAGCTGGTTTTTCCATGTTTTTCTTGGTCTCGTTGACAGTCGATACAGAGGCGGCAGCCGGGGACGGCTTGGCGGCGAGCTTCGGGGATGGGTTCGCCGCATTCTTCGCACTCATAGGCTGATGGGTAGTTTTGCTCGGCGCGGTCGGCTTGTCGTGCTAAGGCGTGGGCGCGTTGCATTTCTTCCAGATCGCAGGCGCGGTCGATAAAGTCGGTCATTTTTCCTTTTCCTCTTCTTGATGGAGGCAGGCGGCGAGGGTGTCGCGGTAGAGGCGGCACTGCTGAAAAGCTGTCTTGTAGGCGGAAATGGTATAAACCAAGTCTGCATTGGTTTTGATTTCTGCCGGCGGATTGACGGTACATTTCGGCACTGGTGGGCATGTGTCGGCGGCGTTGATGGTCAGCGGCTCTTTGGTGGCGCAGGCGGTCAGGGCGGCGGCGAGTAAGATGGGGAGGATCGTTTTCATGGCTATGCTTTCTAAGATAGGGCGTGTCAAACACGCCCTTTTTTTATTTGATGGCTTTGGCTAGGTCTTCGGGGACTGCCTGATTTGCCCAATCGTGATTTTTTTGGATGGCCGTCTGAATCTGCTCATTTTGGCCTGCCGTTTCGGCGGTCAGCTTGTCGAGCTGCGCTTGCATGGTGCGGCTGCGTTGTTGGTAGAGCTTCAGGGCGGCTTCCTTTTGCTTGATGGTCGCCGCCTGCGTTTTGATTTCCTGCTCTTTGTCTTTGATTGTGCGGTTTGCTTTGAGCAGGCCGTTCATCAATAGGGCGCAGGCGAGGAATAGGGCGATGCAAAATGAAATGACGGTTTTCATGTCGCGTCCTTTAGGCAAGCTCGAAATGTGGGCCATCGATAAAAGCGCGTTTACCGGCTGCGCGGCGTTCGGCGACGTAGTTGGGTTGTCGGCTTGGTGGTGTCGTTGAGGGTTGCCCAGCAGCCGCCCCAGCGGATGCGAATATTGAGTTCTTTTGCTGCGGCGCGCATGGCTTCGGCGATGGGGTAGAAATTTTCCCACGCCCATGAAATCTCTTTAGTGCCGTTGCCGTCGAAATCGCCCCACGGAATGAGGTCGGAGGCGTGGCCGTAGCCGTCTGGTTGTTTTAAGTGTTTGCTGTTGAGGGTGCGGCTTGCACCGGCGGCGACAAGTCGCTTTTGTCGGTCGAGTGTGCGCAGTCCTTCGTTTACGCTGAAATCTTGGCTGGTCAGCTCAATCGCGCGCTTGATGACTTTGACGAGATTTGGATGGACGCCGTTTAATTTTGACAGGCTGGTTTTGCCCAGTGTGTAGGTTTGGTTTTCGGTCATTTGCGAGGCTTTCTTATGGGTTGGTCTGATGTTTGGTCGCGGTCGGCAGGATGCTGTTGACGTTGCCGCCGTGCCAAATTAATGCTCCGGTATGCAGGGCCAATCCGAAAATCAGCCCCCACATGGCGGCGGAGTAGATTTTGAATATCACGGCTATCATGAGGCCGATCATCCATGCGAATTTGAGCCATGCAATAAAACAAATTAAAGGCTTATGGGTGCGGCCGCGTGTATCAAAAAACAGGATGCGCCATGCTCCGGCGGCAGTCAGGGAGATGATGGCGGCGGCTTGCAGTGGGGTCATTCGCTCTCTCCTTTCTTTTGTTGGGGTTCGCTTTTAATCTTGGCTGTGCCGACAAAGTCGATCAGGCGGTTGACAATGACGACGACGAGGGCGGAAAACAGGGCGGCGCCCAAAAATTCGTTAAATTTAAGCGGCTGGGCATCGGGTCGGATGATGCTTAATACCCAGTTGAAAATCCCTGCGGCGGTTTCGCCGCCAAAGATGCCGCTGAAGAAGGAAACGGCGAAGAGCCAAGCCTTTGTCAGTGGGCTGTGTTGGTTTTGGCTCAAAATAAACAGGCTGGCGCCGACGGCTGCGCCGAAGGCAACAGAGGCGGCCATGTGATAACTGCCGATGACGATGACAGCCGCGTTGATGGCGGTGGTGGTTTTGGTTTCGTTCACGTTTTCTAATCCCATAAATTAATAGTTTTGATTGTTTGGTTATGTTCTGTTCTCGGCATGACGATGGTCAGCCCGGCTGGCAGTTGCACGGCTTGGCGGCTTAGTTTTGGATTGGCAGCGATGATTTGCTCAACCATGCCGCTTGACTTGCCGTAATACTCGTAGGCGATGCGGCTAATGGTGTCGCCGTCGCGCGTGATGATGGTGTTGTTTTGGGTGTGCATTTCAGACGGCCTTTAAATCAGCTCGCAATCGATGCGCGGCTTTTTGAGCAGCTCGGCGATGGCGTGATGACCTTCGCGGCGGAAGTTTTCGGCGGTCTCTTGTTTGGCGTCGCTGCGCGCGGCGGTCTTGCCGGTGCTGTCGTAGTCGTTGTAAATCTCTAGGAGCAGGGCTTTGGTGTAGCTGTACACGGCGCGGCGGTAGCGGATGTTGGCGAGCGGCTCGCCGTTGATTCGGCGTGGGTCGGTTTGGCTGATGTGTTGCGCCAATGGGACGATGGCGATGATGTCTTTGAGCTGGTCGTTGACGTAGGCGACGGCGTTGATGGCGGTGTCGAAGAGGCGGTCTGGCGTGATGGTGGTGTCGATGCGCATGTCTCGGCGCAGTTCATCTAAATCGATGACCGGCCAAAAGTCGCCGCTGTCGATGTGTTGTTTGTCGATGGTTTGTGTGTTTGTGGGTGCGGCGGAATTGAAGTTAAATCCGGTCATTTCAGACGGCCTTTTTTATTGGGGTATGGCAGGGGCGGCAGCGCAGGCTGGAAGGGATTGGGCTTGCAGACAGGCTGCCGTCTGCCATACGGCGGGGGAGCTTTTATTTTTCGAGCTGTTTTTTCAGCGCGTCGATGCGTTTTTTGACGCCGCTGCGCTCGTTGTAGGCGAGGGCTTGCTCGTAGAGGGCGATGGCGTGTTCGTCTTCGCCTTGCTCTTCGGCGCGCTCGCCTGCGGCTTTGAGCAATTTGGCGCGGATTTGGTCGGGCATGTTGTTGATGTGTAGGCCGTTGTCTGATTTGGCTGTGACCCAATCAATCAGGGTTTGCAGGTTGGGCAGGCTGATGTCGCTGCCTGCGCTGATTTGCTCGGCCATTTGCTCGATGATGATTTCGGGCATGGTGCGGCTGTATTCGTCGGTCGAGGCCATTTGTGTCTCGATGGCGAGTTTCGCCAGCGGCATGGCTTGGTCGAGCGCGCCTGTGTCAATCATACAAACCAATAGCGTCGGGGTCACTTGGTCGTCATCGGCTGCTCGGCCGGTATCGATGACGCCTTGAATCCAGTCGGAATAATTCGGAATCATGGCGGCTTTGGCTTTTATTTTGTCTCGAATAGATGCGATGTTTTTTAAAATCGCTTTGTCGTCTTTGAGGCTTTTATATAGGCGCTGATAGACAGACAGGGCGTTGAGGTCGATGTTGTCCGTCGCAGCGGCAGCGGCAATGCTTTGGTCAAAGTGTTGGCGGATGAGGGTCATTTCAGACGGCCTTTCTTTTTGTCTTCGGGGGCTTGCGCCCCCTGTTTTTATTCGGTGTATTTCAGGTTTTCAATCAAAACCGCTGCGCCATATTCTTCGACAATAAAGTCGATGTTTTTGGATTGCAGGCTCTCGAGCTGGTCTTTTCGTGGGTTGTCCACGATCAAACGGCGCTCGCCGCTGATTTGGTAGTAAATCGACAGATTTGACAACGGGGTAATCAGCAGGGTGTTTTGCGGCATATTTGGGACGTACATAACCGGCAGGCCGCCCAGTGTGCGCTCTTTGTTCAGACGGCCGCCTGCTTCGATTTCGGTGGCGGTATCGCCTGATTTATTGACGATGCGCAGGTATTTGTCGCCCACGGTACGGCGACTGGTCAAGACAACAAAGTCAGAGCGGTCGGCGAAGCGTTCGTCCATGATGTTGAGCGCGTCAGTGACGACGGCGTCGAGGTTTTTGTAATTGGTTGCGCCCGGGCCATGTGGGACGGATGTGACCGACGTGCCTGCTGTGCCGATGCAGCGCGCTTTGTTTTCTTCTCGCATTTTTTGAAGCCAACCTTTAGCAACGTCTTGCAGCATTGTGTTGGTGGATGCGTCAGAATCATCGGCGCGGCTGGTGCCGTTCATGCCGATGGTTACCAAAGACAGGGCGATGGATTCGGCGATTTTTTTGTTGATGTGTTTCGGGAAATCGGTCAAGTGCGCCCATTGGTCGATTTCGTCATAGCGCAGGGCGGCGTCGAAGTTGGTTTTTTCGAGCGAGTATTTGCGGCCGCTCAAGTTGTGGATTGGCTTGGGTTTGCGTTCTTTACCTGCGCCGGTGGTGTCGGTATTGCTGCCGATCAGGCCGGAAGAAAGGCCGATAACTTCGCCGACTTTTTCAGTTTTCGGGCGCAGGTTGATTTTTTGCAGCAGCTCGGTGTTTTGGGCAATCTCGTCGTACATGATTTGCACGGCGGTCGGGGCGATGGTGTAGCCGTTGCTGACTTGCTCTTTGCTGATGCCCTGGGCGGCGGCAACTTCGGAAATCATCGCGGCGATGGCGAGACTTAATTTAGTTTGGTTCATGGTGCGCTTTCTGTGGTATTGGGTATTAGGGGGATGGGTGGATTTCGGTTTTCTTACCAAGCAACGCGCGCGGCGGATTGGCTGCCGCTGTGTTCTTGGCGTTGGCCGCTGTATGGCGCTGCTTCGATTTCGGCTTTTAATTTGTCAAACTCGGCGCGCAGGGCGTTGTATTCGGTTTGCTGGGCTTCGATTTTTTCGTCCAGTTTCTCGATTAATTGGGCGGCTTTGCTGAAACCATCCCAGCCATCTTGCTTGATTTGCTGGCCGTCTTTTGGCTCGCTTGGTTGCTCCGGATTGATGGCCGGGGTTTCCGGCTTCTCCGGTTCTTTTTTGCCGAAGTATTTGGCAAACATGCGGCTGAAAATGCTTTCTGCGTGTTCTTCGGTCAGTGGTTTGGCTTGGTTTTCGGCTTGGTTGCTGTCTTGTGGCTGGGTCATGGCGATTTCCTGCGTTTCGGTTTGTCGGTAGGCGGTAAAGATTTTTTCTTCGGCTTTGGTCTTGGCGGCGGTGTAGTTTGCGGTCGTGCCAAGACTTGCCGGGGTGTCGGTAATGGCGAGGCCGGTCAGGTAGGCTTTTTTGGTATCGGCAAAGCGCGGCGTGATTTCCATGCTTGTGTAGATTTTTTGGCCGCTGTCCCAAAGTTTTTGGAGACTGTCGGTAATATTCAGCTTGGCCAGCAGGGCGGTTTTGGTTTCGTCTTTTGCCCACGGCTCGGCTTTGAGTTCGACGACGTCGCCGTAGCCGCCGGCGAAATCGGGAAACAGAAAATTCATGTGTTCGAGGTTGATGCGCGCGCCGTAGATTTCGGGGTCGTATTGGTCGGCCATTTCTTGCAGCTCTTTGGCTAAGATGGTGCGGCCGTCTGCGGTTTCGCCGCTGACGCCGATGACGCGCCAATCGGTTTTTTTATAGGTCATGGGGGTATGTCTCGCGTGTGGATGGGCATAGTTTGGCAAGCGCTGGACGGTTTATCTATGCTTTGCGATTTTTGAGGATTTTTTTAAAAGGCGTTTGGGTTTAAGGCGGTCTGAAAATCATTGATTGTTTGGTTTTCAGACTTTTTTATTTTTTGAGAGATGACAAAAGAATCGTTAATCAAACCAAACGTCGATCCGCGCTTGATGGCGCGTGAGCTTTATTGGCAGGGCTGGCGTATTTCGGAGATTGCCCGACATCTTGGTCTTAAGGCTCCGGCGGTTTACTCGTGGAAGAGCCGCGATAATTGGGACGGTGGCAGTCCGGCTGTGCGCGTGGCTGCTTCGGCGGAAATGCGTTTGCATGTGTTAATTGCGCAGCCGAAGAAATCGGACGCTGACTATAAGGAAATGCGGCAGCTTTTCGCGCTGGTATCTGGCGGCAAGAAAGCCGACGCGCGTCAGCCTGATTTGAATGAGGTCGAGCAGGCGGCCGCGCCTGTGGTTTCAGACGGCCTGCCCTGGGATGTGCCGACTATCGACAAGCCGCCGCGTGAGCGTCGGGAGCGTGAGAATGTACGCGCGGCATCGAAGCCTGCGCCGAATAGTTTCACGGCAGAGCAGGTCTTGCGCTTGCAGGAAATCTTCAGAGAGCAGATGTTTGAATATCAGCAGATTTGGTACAACCAAAAGGTACGTTTCCGCAATCTGCTCAAAAGTCGTCAGATCGGGGCGACGTTCTTTTTTGCGCGCGAGGCGTTTGTTGATGCGCTGACGACTGGGAAAAATAAGGTGTTTTTGTCGTCATCGAAGGCGCAGGCGTTTCAATTTAAGCAGTATCAGATTGATATGGCGCAGATGGTCGGCGTTGAGTTGAAAGGCGCGGATATTCGTTTGGGCAATGGCGCGGTCTTGTATTTCTTGGGTACTAATTCGCGCACGGCTCAAGGCCGACACGGCGACTTGTATGTTGACGAGTATTTCTGGATTCCCGATTTCAAAGAGCTGACGCGCTTGGCTAAACCGATGGCCTCTCAAAGACAGTATCGAATTACTTATTTTTCCACGCCGTCGGCTGTTTCCCATCCGGCTTATTCGTTTTGGAATGGGGAGCAGTTCAATGAGGGGCGCGAAAAATCGGAGCATATTAAATTAGATGTCAGCCATTCTGCTTTGGTTGATGGTCGCGCCTGCGAAGATGGGCAATGGCGCCAGATTGTGACGCTCGACGATGCGGAGCGTCGAGGCTGTAATTTGTTTGACCGCCAGCAGCTCCTGCTTGAAAACTCGCCGGCGGAATTTCGTCAGCTCTTTATGTGTGAGTTTGTCGAGGACGGCGACAATGTCTTTGACTTCACGGCATTGCAACGCTGCGCGGTCGATTCGTGGGACGAGTGGGCGGATTTTTATAAACCGTTCGCGGCGCGGCCTGTTGGAAATTTGCCTGTTTGGTTGGGCTATGACCCGGCCGATTCAGGCGATGCGGCGGCTTTTGTGGCTGTCGTGCCGCCTCGCTTTGCTGGCGATAAGTTCCGAATTGTTGAGCGTCAGATGTTGCATGGCAATGATTTTCAGAGCCAGGCGGCCTTTATTAAAAAGGCTTTCGAGCGGTACAACGTGCAAAAGGTTGTCATCGATAAAACGGGATTGGGAGCGGCGGTCTTCCAGATTGTGCAGGGATTCTATCCGCCTGTCGTCGGGGTTCAATATTCGATGCAGGAAAAGTATTTGATGATTAATAAGATGCACGCGCTCATGCGCGAAAAGCGCGTCGAGTGGGAGCTGGACTGGAAGGATTTCACGGCCGCCTTTATGAGTATTCGCACGGCTGTGACCGGCAGCGGCCGCAATGTGACCTATGTCAGCGGTCGGACGAAAGAGTTGAGCCATGCGGATGTCGCGTGGGCGGCGTTGCAGGTGTTCTACCAAGAGCCGCTCGACGGGGCGTCGGCGCGTGGGTCGGTTGATGTTTATTAATGAGAGGTTTTTATTATGGATAATGAGATTTTTAAAGAGGGCAAGTTTGACTGTGATGTTTTTTCGTTTGAGGACTATCAAGACGTTTACAGTCTTTTCGACTTTATTGGCTGCTTTGACAACGGCCACTGGTACGATCCGCCTGTCAACTTGTACGATGTCGAGCGTCTGCTGACTAAAGGGCTGCACCATGCGTCCGCATTGCTGGCAAAACTGAATATTCTCAAAGTTACTTTCAAGCCGACGGAATTTTTGAGCCGCTCGGAATTTGAAAAGCTGGCTTTTAATTATTTGGTTTTGGGTAACGGCTATCTTGAGATGCAGCGCAATCGGCTGGGCAAGGTCGTCGGAATGAAAAGCCGCTTGGCTTTGTACATGCGCCGCGCGTCAAATCTGAAAGACTTTGTCTATCTGCGGAATAATTTTGTACAGTTGAATTATGAAAAAATCTCCGGCGACGATGTGATCCATATCATGCAACCGAATCTCAAACAGGAAATCTATGGAGTTCCGTACTATTTGGCGGCGATGGATTCGATTGATTTAAATTCGGCGGCTACTAAGTTCCGCGTCCGCTATTATAAGAATGGTTCCCACGCTGGATTTATTCTCTATTCGACTGATACGCAGATTGACGAGGACGGCTGGGATAAGGTCAAGTCGCAGCTCCGGCAGTCAAAAGGCGACGGCAATTTTAAAAATGTTTTGCTGCGCGCTCCGGGCGGAAATCCTGACGGCATTAAACTGATTCCCATCGCGGAGGTCGCGGCGAAGGACGAGTTTCTCAATATCAAATCTGTGAGCGCGGAAGATATGATGGCGATTCATCGCGTGCCGCCTGCGTTGATGGGGATTGTTCCTAAGTCTGCCGGGGGTCTTGGCGACGCGATGACGGTGGCCAAAGTGTTTGCTACAAACGAGGTCAAGCCGTTGCAGCAAAGTTTCATTGACGTTAATGAGCGGATCGGGCTTAAAGTCTTTGACTTCGACAGCTATCAAGTCGAAGAGTCAACACCGAAATAAAATCAAACTCAAAAGAAAAGCTGAATCCATTTTTTCGGATTCAGCTTTTTTTATTTTTGGAAATTTTGACCGCCGCCGGAGCGGCTCGCCGCGCACTGCCCTCCGCGCCTCCGCATTGAAAAAATCCTCTGCATTTTTATGCAGTCGGTCGGAATACTCAAAGGCTTATATTCATACGGTCTTTGACATATTTTTTATTACGCATTTTTTATGCGTTTTTACGCAAAATTCCGCGTTTTCTTTCTAAATTATTCGCTGTCTTTTCGGCGGCGGTATTTTTCGCGCAATGCCATCACATCGCGGCCAAATAATTCCAACGCTTCGCGGCGTTCTTCGAGCAATTCCGATCGGTCGTAGGCACGCTCTGTCTTGTCTGCGATTCCGTGTGAAAGCAATAATTCTCCTACGTCTCGGCGGATTTTGTGTTTTTCGCGGAGGTATGTTCGAGCAAGACTTCGGAGGCCGTGGGCGGTTGTGTCTAATTTCATTTTCCGGCGCAGCTTCAGACGGACGGTTTCACGGTCTAGCGATTTTGTAAATCCGCTTCCTTCAAACAAATAAATTCCGTTGACGTTGAGTTTTATAGCCTCGTTATAAATTTGAAGCAGTGCCGATGATAACGGCACGATGTGCGGCCGCGTCTTCATTCTCTCAAGTGGGATTTCCCATATTTTCTGCTCAAGGTCAATTTCTTTGAGTAGCGTCCCGGCGGCTTCAGACGGCCTCGTCATGCTTAAGAGTTGCCAATAAATCAGCAGGCGCGCACGGTCGCCGATACCGTCGGTGGTTTCTAGCTTTTCGATTAGTACCGGCAGCTCGTCATATTTCAAAGACTTAAAGTGCCGTTCTTTTGGCTTATCGAAAACCTGCTTTCCAATAACAGTCACAGGGTTGCTTTTCAGCGTCCCGTCGGCGACGTAGTAGTCAAACATTAAATTCAAATTACCCTTGACGCGCTGCAGATATTCCAACACGCCTCGCGCTTCCATTTTTCGGAGCATTTCGACAATCTCCGCCGTCTCAATTGTGCGGATGTCGCGGCCTTTAAAAACTGGGATCGCGTTCAGTTCTAGCGCAGACAATACGGCTTTCGCATAACGCGGCGCTTTTCCGCTGCCATCTTTGCCGCCCGATCTAGCCCAGCGGTCATACCAAACCGCCAAGCAATTCTCGAAGCGATATTTCGCGGCTACATCATCAGATATGATTTTGGGGTCTTTCCCTTCGCCAATTTTTTTTAATATCTCGTCTCGCCATTGCCTTGCGGCGGCAAGCCCGAATTTAGGGAAAAGTCCCAGCGTCAGCGTGTCCGACTTGCCATCGGTTGGGCGGCGATATTGAAGCCGCCATGATTTCTTGCCCGATGGTAGCACCCAAAGAGCAAGGCCGCCGCCATCAGGTAGCTTGTACATCTTATCTTTAGCTCGCGCGGCTTTTACTTGTGCCAGCGTCAATGGGGTCACGATTTTTGGCAT